TGCTGCTACAGGAGACTTCGCTACTGCCGCACAGGGTACTTTAGCAACCAACGCACTCGCTGCGTCTGCTGTAAGTACATTCGGTGGCACTTTAATTGATGACGCAGACGCTGCTGCTGCTCGCACCACTCTTGGACTGGGCACTGCTGCTACCACTGCTGCAAGTGCTTATGCAACTGCTGCACAGGGCACACTTGCTGATTCTGCTACACAACCAGGCGATCTGGGTGCTGTTGCTACCAGCAATGATTATGATGATCTTACTAATCTGCCTACGCTCTTCTCTGGAGCATACAATGACCTGACTGGCAAACCTACACTAGGCACTGCCGCTGCAACAGCATCTACTGATTATGCAACTGCTGCACAAGGCACAACTGCTGACTCTGCACTACAGGCAGAGACTATTACTCTCACAACCCTCAAGTCCGTCGCTTCGGGTGCTGCTGATTTCGCAGCATTCAAGGCTGCAATCGCTGCTCTCTGATAACAAATGGCAAAACCTACCACTAAAGCAGAATTGAAGGAGTACTGCCTCCGTAGACTGGGTAAACCAGTCTTGGAGATCAATGTCTCCGATGATCAGATTGATGATGCTATCGATTACACGATACAAAAATTCCAACAGTTTCATTATGATGGATGTGAGAAAGTTTATATGAAACACCTGTTAACACAGGATGTTGTTGACAGGGCAAAGACCAATACAAACTCAACTTCTGATGGTGGGAATGATATCTGGTCAGAGGCAAATGGGTATATTGAAATGCCTGAGCATATTCTTTCAGTAGAAGGTCTCTTCGGTTTTACCGATAAGGGCACCAGAAACATGTTTGATATTCGTTATCAGATGAGACTGAATGATTTGTATGACTTCACGTCTACTCAGTTTTATAATTACTACATGGTGCAGCAGCATCTGGAAACTATTGACTTCCTGTTGGAAGGCATGAAACCAGTAAGATATAATGCTGTGCAAGACAGATTGTATATTGACTTTGACTGGTCAATGGATGCTTTGATTGGCCAGTATATTGTTATCCACGCATATCGTGCTCTAAATCCAGATACATGGTCAGAAATTTATGATACCATGTGGGTTAAGGATTATGCTTCTGCTAAAATTAAGAAGCAATGGGGAAGTAATCTTACCAAGTTTACTGGAGTCCAAATGCCAGGTGGCGTGTCTCTAAATGGTGAGATGATTTATAACGATGCTGTAGATGAGCTCAAGATTTTAGAAGAGCAACTACGCACCGAATGGGAATTACCACCTCTAGACATGATCGGATAAGATGGCTACTAACAGTTACTTCACTCAGGGCACAACAGGCGAGCAAGATCTTGTAGGAGATCTAGTGGTCGAGCAGATCAAGATGTTCGGTAAAGATGTTTACTATATACCGAGGACGTTAGTTAATGAAGATACTGTTTTTGGAGAAGATACTTTATCAAAATTTGATGGTGCATATCTTCTAGAAGCATACATTGAAGACGCCAACGGTTTTCGTGGCGATGGCGACATGTTTAGCAAATTCGGAGTCAGAATCTCCGACCAAGTTACATTCATTGTTTCACGCACTAGGTTTACTGAAGCGGTAGACGACAACCATACACTTATAGTAGAAGGACGACCCAATGAAGGTGACCTCATTCATTTCCCCCTTGCTAACAAAACTTTCGAGATTCAATTCGTTGAGCACGAAATACCCTTCTATCAGCTCGGAAAGATTCATGTCTGGGGTTTACGTTGTGAGCTCTTTGAGTACTCTGATGAAGACTTCGATACTGGAGTCGCAGAGGTCGATGCTATCGAGCTCAACTTTGCCAACGCTATCACCGTCACCCTCGCTGCAGGTGGGACAGGAGACTTTACCGTTGGTGAGACTGTTACGGGCGGTACCACCAACACTACTGCTGATGTGAAGTCTTGGGATAATGCAACTGGCAGACTGGTAGTCATCAATAGAGATGGTAGATTCACCATTCCTGAGACTATTACTGGAGATGTGTCTAGTGCATCTTGGACAAGTGCAAACTACAACACCCTAAATAATGTGAATACTTCTGACACTATCGATACCAACTGGACCATCGAAACACAGGCAGATGGCATTCTAGACTTTACTGAAGTTAATCCCTTCGGTGAGTTTGGTAATTCTGGAGGCACTCTGTAATGCTAGGCACTTACACATATCATGAAATTATAAGAAAGACAGTTGTCGGATTCGGCACACTGTTTAATAACATCGAGCTTCGTCGCACAAAGGGCAACAAGACCGAAGTTATGAAGGTGCCTTTGGCATATGGTCCTAAGCAAAAATTCTTGGCACGTCTCCGTCAAGTAGGTGACCTGTCCACACAAGATCAGGCACAAATTACTCTCCCTAGAGTTTCGTTTGAGATCGGTGGTATCTCTTATGATCCTACTAGGAAGTTGTCACCTATCTCTGCTATTAGAAATACTAAGGCAGATGGTACTAACACAAAGGCATTCATGCCTGTGCCTTACAATATCAATTTTGAATTAGCAATCCTCGCAAAGAATCAGGACGACTCTCTGCAAATCTTGGAGCAGATTCTTCCATATTTCCAACCAAGTTTTAATCTCACTATGAATCTGGTCCCAGATCTTGGTGAAAAAAGAGATTATCCTGTCACCCTTACATCAGTAGATTATAGTGATGAATATGAGGGTGACTATGATACTCGTCGCACACTTGTATATAGCCTACAATTTGTCGCTAAGACATACCTGTACGGTCCTGTAGGCGACTCTAGTGGCGAGATTATCAAGAAGGTCCAAGTGGACTATGCAACAAATGTGGACCGTCAGGCACCACGCGAATTGCGTTATACAGTCCAACCAGATCCGCTCAATGCAGATCCTGCGGACGACTTTGGATTCTCCGAGTTCTCATCTCATTATGTCGATGCAAAAGATTACAACCCAGTCACAGGACAAGACGAGTAAGTTTGACGGCATTGAGGAAGCACTCGATGTCGCTAGCGAAATCGTCCCTGAAGTAAAACCTGAACCTATTGTGCCCGTAGAGGATCCTACCTCTACACGGGATCAATTGAAGAAAGACTATGAGTATACTCGTGGCAATCTATATTCTTTGATTGAAAAAGGTCAGGAAGCAGTGGATGGAATTCTTGACTTAGCACAACAATCCGATCAACCTCGTGCGTTTGAGGTTGCTGGTCAATTGATCAAGCACGTTGGCGACGTGGCGGATAAACTCGTAGACCTTCAAAAGAAAGTCAACGAGATTGAAAATCCCAAAAAATCTAAAGAAGTTAACACTACAAACAATACCATGTTTGTAGGTAGCACAGCAGATCTCGCCAAGTTTCTAAAACAACAACGCGATAAATAGTAATCGTAGGAGTACGTATTAACAATGTCAGTATTAAACGTCATTGACACCCAAACCATTTCTGCAAGTGGCAGTGGCTACGTTGTGGTGAAGTCAGGTGTCCTTCGCTGCTATGCAGCATCAGCGTCCACGATCCAGATTGGCGCTGGTCCTGCCGTAACACTTGCAGCAGGTGAAGCACTGCTCCTGTCTTGCGGTAAGTCAAGTAATGCACAAATCAGTATAATGACTGATTCAGCAACTTCTGTTATCATAGTCCTTGGCGGTGGCACCCCCGCACACAAGTTTGCCGTTGGCGATTATATCGCAACTGAAGCAAATGGTGATGCAGCGTTTACAGCTGATTTTGTATCAGCTGTTGCTGATGGCAAGAAAGTAACAGCAGTCACAGACACCACTATCACTACGGACTATGACAGTAGTGCAGCAAGTGCTGATTATGGTCTGGCTACTGCAAAGGTTGCAGCAGGCACTGTCCCCACACTTAAGCGTGCAGTTAAACTCACTGCTGGTAGTGCAAATGTAGTTGTAGAGCAAGTCCAAATCGTCGGCGGGTAACATGCTATCATTTAAAGAACAACAAGCAGAAGAATTCATCACCGAGGAGTGGAACAGTGCAGCGATTGACGTTGCTGCTGATTACTTCCTAGATGAAGGTATCAATGAAGAAGGTATTGACCTCATCGTTGAGGAAGTCGGACTAGAAGATTTTGTTGAGTATATACTCGACCCTCCATCTGAAGATTTGATGGAAGAAAGGTCTGCCAGGAGAGCCACTGTCAGTGCTCCTTCATATGAGAAGGTAAAGGCAAAGGTTGACTCTGGAGACGCTGCCAGGAAGAAAGCAGGTAAAGGTGAGTATGCTAAGACTGCTGCTGCCAAGCGCAACTATGGAGACGAGGATAATACCAACTATGATGAGAAGAAGCCTGCTGCCAAGAAGAAGACAGTTGCTAAAGCAAAGACTGCTCCTAAGCCAAAGGCAAAACCTAAGGTTGTTGAGATCAAGAAAAAGGTTGAGAAGTCAGTCCCCAAGGCTAAGGCTGCACAACCTGCTAAGAAAGCAACTAAGAAAGGTCTCCTCAGCAAGATTGGTGACACTGTTAAGAAAGGTGTCGAAAGACATCAGAAAGCAGTAAGTGATACCAAAGCAGCATATAAGAAGCAACGTGCTAAGGGTAAGGTACCTGAGAAACGTGCTAAGGAATTTGCAGCAGGTGTTAAATCTGGTGTGAAGACTGCTGTTAAGTTTGCTAAGGATGTTAAGAAGACTGTATCTGAGGAAGGTGCAGATAGACTGAAGGATCGCCGCATGGAACGTGGTGGTGTGGATGGCAATGTTAGGTATGATAAACAACCTGCTGCATCAAATACGGTTGGTAAGAAGAAACCTTCTGGTGGTCCATCTGCACTGGATATTGTCAAGAAGCAAATTACTGACAAGCATGGTCCTGGTGCAATTGTGAGTCCAATTAGAGGTAGGGGTGCCCTTACAAAGTCTACAAAGTCTGAAGGTGTTGAAGGTGTGGTTGATTTTGTTAAGAAAGGTGTTACGAAAGGATTGGAAAGAGATAAGAAAGCAAAGAAAGAAAAAGCCATTAAGGATAGGAAAGCAGTTCCTTATGCAGCATTATCAGCAGAACATCAACCAGAAGGTGAAGTAATTGAAGGTGCATCTGCACAGCAAGTAGGATTCCAAAGAATTAAAGATAAAGAATCTGGCGGACCTGGTGTTGGTAGAGTTAGAAGTGATGGTGAAATCAAAAAAGAAAAAGGTGGGGAAGCATTCCTTGACAAAATTGCCAAAGCAAAGGTAAAGATGCGGAAAGAAAGTGTCTTCGATCAGGTTGACATCTTTGCTGAGATGAATGACTGGGAGATCTCACTCCTTAGTGATGATCTCATTGAAGAGATCGTGGCAGAAGTCTTCGTTGAGGAGATGGTAGAAGGTAGAGATATTGATAACGTCACAGATATGCTCTGTGAGTCTGTTGACTACTCACTGAGTTTACTTACTGAGGTCACCAGTAGGGATGCTGGTGCTGAAGCAAGGAGTCGTATCGGAAGTGGATCTTCATCAAGATCCGATAAACTTGCTAAAGTTAAGAGTGCTGCTCAGAAGGTTGGGTCTGCATTGAAGTCTGGTCTTAAGACTGGTGCCACACTGGCACGCAAAGGTGCTGTTAAAGGTGCTGAAGTTGCTGGTAAGGCAGCAGGACACGCGAAAAATCTCGCAAAAGATATGGGTAGTGCCGCTAAGAGTGGTTACAAGTCTACTCAATCGTCTTCCCCTGATAAGGATTCTGAAACTACTTCTTCCAATCCCACTACGTCATCTTCTGATTCTTCCTCTAGCAGTAGTGACTCAGGTCCTAAGAAGTCTAAGAAGCCTGGTCTACTCAGCAGAATTGGTAGCAAACTGAAGCGTGGTATCAAGAGAGCAGTTGGTGTTGGTGCAAGATCCCTTTCCCGTGGTGCTCGTAACGTAGCACGCAGACTGGGTGAAGAGTCTATCACTGAGCGTGCAGATACTTGGCATCCAGATCCTGACAAGGATCGTAAACTAGGTGGTCCTGGTGCAAATGCCCGTGCCCGTGAAGATCGTGCTGATGCAGCAAAACCTAAGGCAGACCCTAAGAAACTGAGATCTGGTGAGTCCTATATGGACTACTCTAAGCGTCAGTCTTCTTACAAGAAGAGTGGTAGCACTCCAACTGAAAGACTGAATAAGTTAGGTGCTAACATCAAACCCAAAGAGCGTAAGCGCGATAAGATCGGTAAAGCAATCGGTCGTGCTATCGATAAGATCGGTGGTATCAAGCGTGAGGAAGTATCTACACTTTCATTCGGTGCATTCTTTAAAGAAGATTTAGAAGTATCTGAAGCAAGAAATACTAAGGCAGATGGTAACTCACTTAGATCCGTAAGTACTCCTGCAATGCAGGGTAAGAAGGGTAATGTAAACCGTCAAGGTAGATCCGTTACTGGTGGGGCATCTATGGGTGGTATGAACATTCGTGGTGCTGGTGGGTTAGGTAAATCAAAACCTAAAAATGTTGAGCTAGTAGTTGGTAAGTATAAGAAACAAGTTTCTTCTGACAGAAAGGCTGCTGCTAAAGAAAGGGCTGCTATGAGAGCTCAGGGTCTCAAGTATGAGCAATCTACACTTTCATTCAGTGCATTCCTTTCAGAAGGTAATCCTACCACTAGAATGTTAACAAAGTCGAAGACTCAGGTTACTGGAAACATCAGTGCTGACAGAGGGACAGACGAAAACAAGAATCGTAAAGGTCGTAAAGGTTTAGAGAAAGACCTTAAGAAGCATGGTATCGGTCACCAGAAGGGTGTGGGCGAATACAAGTATGGCAGTGGTGAAACTGGTCGTGAAGTTTCGTATCAAACTTCAAAACCTGATAAGATGAGCAAGCGTAGATTTGGTAAAGTTATGCGACGATTGGGTCGCAAGCATGGGCAAGAATCCGTGATCACTAAAGACAAAGACAAATCTGCAAAACTGCACTATACTGAGAAGGGTAGTAAGGCGAAGTCCGATAGTATCGGTAAAACTAAAGCAGGCAAACATCCCGAAGGGTATGGTGAAACTTCTGGCACCAAAGCTAGAGGTGGTAAATTACCTAAGAAAACTACTAAAGGAGCGTATCATTATGGATAACGTTAAAAAGTGTCAGTACTGTGGCATCACTGTGCCCGTTGGACACCAACGTCCTAAGACGTGGATTGAAAAGCACGAGTTAAATTGTGCTCGTAACCCTAAGAATAAAGAACAATGAAGTCCTTTTCCCAATTTGTATTAGAGCAAGACAACGTAGATGAAGGCATTGGTCTATCAATAGCGAGAGCGATTGATAAGACTGTACCTGCACCAGGTGGTCGCAGAGGATCTAAACGTAGGGGTGTTTCCCATGCGCTGAAGATGAGGGAGGTGCTGAAAGGTGCCAAGAAGAGAAAGGATGACGATAAGAAATCTCCTGTTAGTTTCTTGCAAGACAAAGATTGATTTTTGAGGTATAGATTATGTCAGACGGTATGGATTTCTCCGATCTTAAATTGGAGAGGACTGAATGTGGGAAGTGTGGAGCGACTTGGATTAATGGTAAGCATGTCTGGCGTGGCACTGGATCATCAGGAGACTCTTCTGAGTTAGATCTTGCTGGTCTTGTTTGCAACAAACTAGGTGACCATCAATGCATTAATCCTATGCAAGGAAAGGATGGTGGACAAACTTGGGAGTATAGAGCAGGATATATTGATGGGGCGATGAGGGGTAAAATTGATGCAATGGAACAGTTACGAGACCTTGACACTTGAGTGTTGGTGGGGGACCTACATAACTTAGGCACTATTCACGTTAACTAAATTATGAAAATCTTTTTAGATACTGCTGATGTCTCTGAAATTAAGAAGGCATACAGCACAGGGTTGATCGATGGCGTCACTACAAATCCGACACTAATTTTGAGATCGGGTGATACTCTTTATAATGTAGCATCAAGACTACTAAAAGAATGTCCAGACCTTATCAGCGTCTCCACGGAGGTGGTTGCAGAGACAGCTGACGAAATGATTGAGCAAGCAAAGACTTATTTCCCACTAGGTGAAGCAGTTACAATCAAAGTCCCTTGCACTGTAGAGGGACTGAAGGCATGTAAGATCCTCTCAGATCAAGGCATCAAGGTTAATGTAACTCTAATCTTCTCAGTAGCACAGGCACTGCTAGCAGCAAAGGCAGGAGCAGCATATGTGTCTCCTTTCATTGGTCGCTGTAATGACAACTCATTCAGTGGCGTTGAGTTGGTTCGTGCAATCGCTAATACATACAGTGTGCAGATGATGACCACTGAGATACTTGCAGCGTCTCTGAGGGATGTGCATCACGTCTCAAGGTGCTATACTTATGGTGCTAGTACCGTTACTATGCCACCTAAGATCTTCTGGAAGATGTATGATCATGTCTTGACTCGTGAAGGACTTGATCTATTTCAGAAGGATTGGGAATCTGCAAACTTCACAACACCATGACTCTAGCGCAGGTTAGGGTCCGATATGCATTTGCGATGTCATCTTTCGCTAGAATGTTTGGACCATATGGTATTGATCTAGAGATGAGGTCTCTATGTAAGTCTTGGTCTGAAGATATAGATAGATCGTTTGCTCCAATATCTGATCTATATCAGGTAGATAGGTATTTTTTGGAGCTTTGGAAAAAAAGGTATGATGATCCCTATTGAAAAGTTGCAACATCTAATTTATATGATGAGATGTGAATCTATCGGATGGATAGGGATGAAATATATAAAGTGGTTGCAACATCGAAATTATATGTTGAAACTCGAAAATAACATCCTCAAGCAGAAGTTAAAAGAATTAAATAAGGGGTGGGCACATCCTAATTCTTGCCTGCACAAAGAGGATCCATGGAAAAAATGGGGTTAGCGGTCCAAGCAATTGCACTTTTTGGGGCGGTAGGGTATTCTGTTAGATGGGGATTAGAAAATGCATACTACCATTGACTACAATACATAAATATAGATGGGAGTATTGGGGAACCATTCATAAAAAATATGGAGAAGGATGAAGGTGCAATTGGATATGAGTGGACCATAGAAGACATTTACTTACTCTACCACTGTGTATGCGAAACAATAAGACTGTGGCCGGGTGCTCCCGCTCGCCCTTATGAAGAGCAGGAGCATCTGCGTCTGTTAAGGGATGAGATATATAAAACAGTATTAGACTACAAGTTTCGCTACATGGATGTCGATGAATGAATGAAAAACTTCTACTATGTTTAGCGCCTGCGGGGATCATATTCATCATGATGAAACTTGTAGTCTGGATGTTTGCTGTAGATGCTGAGACTGATTATGTCAGACGAGAACCTTTACGCAAACGAGGACCATATGTGGCAAACCCATATGCAGACGTTGATGAAGAGGAAGAAGAATTTACAGATCGCACGGATTATCGATGAAGCGATTGGAGAGTATTATTCTCTCCATGGAAAGAATGTCCCGGAATGGAAACGAAAGGATCCAGACTGGTGGACAAGATACCTAATTAGTTTAGAAATTAACCCTACAAACGCATAAGAATTATGGAACTTATAGTAATTGCTGCACTAATCTTAGCAACAAGTGTCGGTGCATATAAATTAACGCCTAAGAAATGAGTATGAGTGCTGGAATATTTGTATTTGGATTTATTATCCTACTTACTGTGGGGATGGAGATTACTTGGCCAGTTAAGAAATGAACTTATTATTCAGACAACTTGATAATGCTAACGATCCTATATGGAGTGTGATCATCTCATTGATCATTCTCCTAATAGGTGTCACTTATTACATATATACAATACTAACCGATGCATTTACGGAAATAGAAAATGGGAAAGATGACCCCGCCGAGCAGGAAGTCTTGCTACAACTTCAGAGTAACAGAGATAGTGAAAGTGTTGGACGGTGACACTTTGGACGTTCTCATAGATCTTGGTTTCGACTTATACAAAAAGGAACGTGTAAGGGTAGCGGGTGTTGATACCCCAGAAAAGAGAACAAGAAATTTAGAGGAGAAAGCACTTGGAAAAGACGCAACTGAATGGCTCAAAACACATCTCGAAAGCACTTTGGCTGGTGATGATGAGTTGTCTGTTAGGACTGAACTTGTTGGCGGTGTCGGCAAATATGGCCGTCTTCTGGGGTGGTTATACGTGGGGGACGAGTCAGTGTCACTCAACGAACAAATGATTGAAGAAGGATATGCTTGGGAATACGACGGAGGCACTAAGCAGAAAAACTTTGAAGAATTGAGAGAAATTAGGAGGGCGCACGGCACGCTAGTTGAGTAATGGATATAATGAAATATGATCAGGTGATGGTCATTGATGATCTCTTCACA